AGGAACCGGCCAAGGTCAGCGCATTGGCAATGAAATTAAGACTAAGCGTCTTATGTTTAAGGGTACTATCTCCCCTCTGCCACACAACTCCACTTTCAACACTAATCCTCAGCCTTGTCAGGTGAAGATGTATATCTTTTACCAGAAAGATACTCCCACCGCTGTTCCAAATCCCATGGCTGGTCCTGGGTTTTTTCAGAATGGCAGTGTTGCTAAGGGGTTTCAGAATGATTTGGTTGATATGTGGAGTCCTGTTAACACCGATGTCTATCGTGTTTTGGCTACGAAGACGTTTAAGATTGGCTTTGCCAACAATGCCGGAACTGGAGCTTCTCAGCCCTTTCAGGAGTTTGCGAATAATGATTTTAAGCTGAATGCTAACTTCAGCTTTGATCTTACCAAGCATTATCCTCAGCGTGTGAAGTTTAACGACAATACGACTGTTCCTACTACTCGTGGACTTTTTTGCATGGTTCAATATGTTGCTGCTTCTGGTGGAAATATATCTAATACCCAATATATGTATAAGTTGCAATATATGCTTGACTATCAGTATGAAGATGCTTAGATGTTTCCAATTCGGATTTATCCGAATTGCTTACTAGGTCAAGGATCTAGTATTACCCTTGACCTAGTAATCAAAAATCAATTTTTAACCCTTTCTAGTTTTTATTTTTGCTTATTTGATAAATTTCATAATTAATCAAATGTCCAAAACGAATAAGTCTTATGGTTGGTGTTTTACGGTGAATAACTATACTCCGGATTTGGAGTTAGAGATTCAACATTGGGATTGTGCTTATCTTGTGTATGGTCATGAGATAGCACCGACTACTAATACTCCCCATCTTCAGGGATATGTTTTTTTTTCTTCTCAGAAGTCTTTTGAGACTATGAAGAAGAAGTTCAGTGCAACTGCTCATTGGATTCCAGCTAAAGGTTCTGCGTTACAGAATCATAAGTATTGTAGTAAGGAATCTAATGGAGTGTTTGAGAAGGGTAAGCGCCCTCTTAACGCTAAAGAGAAGGGCCAGTGTGAGAAGGAACGCTGGTCTGAAATTATCCGGTTGTGTCAGGCGGGTGATTGGGATACTATTCAGACAGATCACCCAGTGGAGTATGGCAAACGCCTTAAGACTTTGGAGTATATTAACAAGAAGCGGAAGAGGGATCTCTCTACGCTTGATGGTGATATGGAACATGAATGGCTTGTTGGTGCCACAGGATCAGGCAAAAGTCGTTCAGTTCGTGACCGTTATGATAGAAAAGAATTATATATCAAAGACCCTACTACCGCTTGGTGGGATGGTTATGATGGTCAGCCTGTTGTTTGTATTGATGATTTTGATAAGTTTCAGGTGAAACAAGGTGGAGATATGAAACGTTGGTTGGATCGTTATTCCTTTCAGGCCCAATTTAAAGGTGGGATGGAAGAGATTAGACCCAAGAAGATTATAGTTACTTCTCAGTATTATCCTAGTGAAATTTGGGATGATTTGAAAACTGTAGATGCTATTACGCGTCGTGTTACTCTGTATACAGAGTTAACTGGTTATCCAGTTAAATCTCCAATTCGAACTCAATCCGAAGATGAAGAACTTTATAATTTTCCTTTGTCTCATAATTTCATAATTAATTAAACAACATGGCTTATCGCAAAAAAACTTATCGCCGTAAGGCATCTAAGAGAACTTATAAGCGTAAGTCTTATTCTAATAAGGTTGCTAAACCTTTGAAGATGGCAATTCGTAGAGAGATTGCTCGTAATGTTGAGAATAAACAGGCTCAATATTACAACTATGAAACTCGTTTGTACATTCCTGGGAATGCCAATTTTACTAATGATAACATTTTCCCTGTTGGTGTTGATCCTGGTTCATTGGTAATTTCGCAAGGAACCGGCCAAGGTCAGCGCATTGGCAATGAAATTAAGACTAAGCGTCTTATGTTTAAGGGTACTATCTCCCCTCTGCCACACAACTCCACTTTCAACACTAATCCTCAGCCTTGTCAG